GCGAGGAAATGAGTGAGGCTAAATTTACGAAAGGCGAGTGGACGGTAAATGACGAAGGAGGCTTAATTGAAATTAATTCAATGTCGGGTACTGTTGGGACAGTGTGGGGATTTGACCCAGACCATACAGGATGCAACATAAGCGAAGAGTCTCACTGTAACGCCCACCTAATAGCAGCGGCACCGGATATGTATGCGATGCTTGAAAAGTTAACGCAACCTTACGGCATGGAGGATTTTAGCCATGACGAGGTTGAGCAACTGCTAGCAAAAGCGCGGGGTGAGGTATGAACTACGAACAAATGTCAGATTTTGAGATTAATAAGCGGGTTGCTGAGTTGCGCCCGTATACGTGGATTGTTGGCGATGGCAGCTGCCCGGCGGTTAGTGATAGTGCTGTAAGCATTGAGTATAAGACGTTCAAATATGGAAATCTTATTTCTCACGGTGTTGATTATTGCAATCATCCAGAGGACGCTTGGTCTATTATTGAGGAAATTTGGCCAACACTAATGCAGGTTTGTCTTTACGATTTTAACGTCGGGCTTGGTGCATCTGAATGCTCAAGATGGGAAGGGATGACGCATATTCATGGTGGCAATAAGTTACGCGCCGCCATGATTTGCTACCTAATGATGCAGGAGGCAGAATGAACGAATTCTATTACACATACATGGTAGTCACATTCGCCGGTATAGCATGGGCATCGCTTGAACTTGCATGGGGTGAATATATCGAGCAGACGAAAGGTAATGTTGTTGCGATGGGATTCGGGTGGGCTGTGTGGCTATTTATGCTTGGATGGGGGTTGTTGTCGTGAAGGTATTAAGTTTGTTTGACGGCTTATCATGCGGCCAGATTGCGCTGAATAGAATTGGAATTAAGCCAGATGTTTATTATGCGGCAGAGGTGGATAAATACGCGATTAAAGTAACTCAGGCGAATTATCCTGACACGGTTCAGCTGGGCGATGTTACCAAGTGGCGCGAATGGGATATTGATTGGGCCTCGATTGATTTGTTAATTGGTGGCTCACCGTGCCAGGGGTTTAGCTTTGCAGGCAAGCAGCTGGCCTTTGACGACCCACGCAGTAAGTTGTTTTTCGTTTACGTTGATATTCTGAATCACATCAAAAGCGTTAATCCTGACATTAAATTCATGCTTGAAAACGTGAAGATGAAAAAAGAATACCTTGCGGTTATAAGTGATAAATTAGGTGTTGAGCCTGTTTTTATTAATTCGTCAGACTACAGCCCATGTGAAAGACCTAGGTATTACTGGTTCAATTGGGATTACGGCGGGAAGTTCTACAAAGATAAATCATCATTTCTAAGCTATATTGTTGATTATGTTGAAATGTCTGAAGGGTGGGTGGAGTGGTGGAATAAGAATAGCGAATTCCAGGAGGCCAAGAAATATTCAAAAATCGCAAAGGGAGGCTCAAAAGGGATAACTATGACAGCAAGGCAGTACGCTAGCTGGAATGGGAATTTTATCCATGCAAATGGGAGGTATTTTAAGCCGGGTAAAAGGTCATTGGCTCTCATAGTTGGCGCTCCAGGCGATTATTTTGACTGCGTAAGCCAGCGTCAAGCTGAAATTCTCTCTGGAAACGGGTGGACGGTTAATGTAGTTTCTCACATATTCAAGAGCGGCCTGTTATGAACTACCGCGCATCCACAACAATCAGCGGTAAGGAGTATTCGGTAGACATATTCGACGCACGAAACCTCCAGGAAGCCGAATACGCATTTCAACAATGGATGTATAGCGAATACGAGCTGGATTTTATGCAGTTACCGGTAGGTGTTAGTTATCAGCCGCTAGTGGTTAATGATTGACACCACACAACTAACCCGCTATGGTGTGAGTGATTAAATCATTTTGTTTCTTCCCCTCCAGTTGCCCTGTTATCCGCAGGGCTTTTTTTTATCCTATCATGTGGTATATTTAAGACTGATTAATTAACGGTGATTGATATGCCAGCCCCGAAAGGAAACCAATTCTGGAAAGCACGTACAAAGCACGGTAGAGACAAGCTGTTCGCTAGTCATGAAGCTTTATGGGAAGCTTGCCAAGAATATTTCCAGTGGGTAGAAGAAAACCCGTTATACGAGGATAAGGTTTCATTCTTCCAAGGTGTAGCTTCACATGAGCCAATGGCAAAGATGCGAGCAATGACCATTGGGGGGCTTTGTATATTTCTTGATATAACCGAACAGACGTGGTTTTCATGGCGTAAGGACGAAGATTTTTCTGACGTCGTAACGCGTGTAGAGTCAATTATCCGCGCTCAGAAGTTTGAGGGCGCATCGGCAGACCTGCTTAATCCGAATATTATTGCACGTGATTTAGGGTTAGCGGACAAGAAAGAAGTAACCGAACGCGTGATAGATAGTGGTGAAAATGAGTGGTAATAGACCTAGCCAAATTCAGGAAGCACGTAAAGGAGAAGTCACCTAAGTTTGTACCGGCATTCACTGACCAGTCGCGCTACCAAATCCTATGGGGTGGCGCAGGGTCAGGCAAATCACATATCGTCGCACGCAAAATCGTTTATCGCCTTCTCAAAGAATCAGACTGCAAGCATAACTTTCTCGTAATACGTAAAGTTGACCGAACCATAAAACGGTCTGTGTTTACGCTCATACGCAACATCATAAGCCGATGGGGTTTGTCAGAAGAGTTTGACGTAAACCTGACTGATAAAACCATTACCTACAAAAAGAACGGCTCGCAGATAATGTTCAGCGGCCTAGACGACGTTGAAAAACTAAAGTCAATCGAAGGCGTTACCGGCATATGGTGCGAAGAGGCCACGGAGCTAACGCAAGAGGACTTCGAGCAGCTTGACTTGCGTTTGCGTGGCGAAACTAAATACATCAAGCAAATTATTCTGACGTTTAATCCTATCAGCGAGCAGCACTGGATTAAGCGCGTATTCTTCGATGACCCAATAGATGGCGTTTTCACACTTCACACGACATATCTTGATAACGCATTCATTGACGATGAATACAAGATGGTTATGGAGAACAAGAAAAAGACCAATCCGCGCTATTACAACATATATGCGCTTGGCAATTGGGGTACAGCAGAAGGGCTTGTGTTTAATAACGCCACGGCTCGCCTGATTAAAGAATCTGAGGTTAAAGGGCTTGACTGTGTCCAAGGCCTTGACTTTGGTTACACTAACGACCCGTCAGCATTTAACCAGACTTACATTGATGTCAAGGGTAAGAAAATTTACGTGTACGACGGTTTCTACGAGAAAGGTATGCAGAATTCGGCCATTGCCAGCAAGATGAAGGAAATGAACTGTCACCGCCACATGACGACGGCTGATAGCTCAGAGCCTAAGTCAATCGATTACCTTGATGCTAAAGGCATCCGCATTCGTGGCGCAATGAAAGGAAAAGACTCCATTAACGCTGGCATAGACTTCCTCAGTGAGTTTGAAATAATCGTCAATGCGCATTTGGTTGAATTTATGGTAGAGTTTAATAACTACTGCTGGCAGGTCGATAAGGACGGCAAAGTGATTAACAAGCCGGTAGATGAGTTTAACCATTTTATTGATTCACTGCGTTACGCTTGCGAGCATTTGATGACGCACAGAAAACCAGCAGCCGCACCGAGGTTTGGTTAATTTACTTGCCATGACAATTGCTTTAAACTTAACCAATAGCATAAGAGGAATTTTACCATGGCATTCCAGGCATTGAACGTTGACAGAATCTCGGCGGTTAAATTTAGATACGTAACAGACGACACTGTCGAAGAAGTATCACAACACACCTATTTCACCGGCTACACTTTCAGTTCAGAATTATCGACTGTCAATTGCGTTTGCTCTAACGGCAGCGTCTTGGCATATATCACCACTGACGGCGATATCCTTACCGCAATGGCTAAGTGCGATAACGCAACGCCTAGAATCTGGAATTACTCAACGCCTGATTCAATCGCAACTGTAACGGCTTCTGGTTATTTCTCGGGCAAAGGCGTTTCATTTACGTCAATTGATTCTATCAAGGTTCAGGCCGCAGACGGCGAATACGAAGTTAAGTCGAGTGGCGGGGTTGCTAGTTTGGTCAGAACAAAACTGAACAGTGGGCAGGAACAGCTATGCGTGTTTGGCAACTCAATCAGTGAGGCTATCAATAATTTTGGCACATGGTTCGCTAGAAACAGTGGCGGCGCAGTGGTTTTTAAAACTAATGCTGGCGTTGGAGGTAATAACACAAACCAGATGATTGCAAGGCTGTCCGATATAGACGGCACGCTCGTAACTGTTATGGAGGCGACCAATGATTATGCGGCAGGCGTTACGCTTATAGAGCATAGGGATAACATTGCTACATGTTTGGATTATGTTTCCGGTATAGGTTCAGAGCCTCTTATGATTATGGCTCCTCCGCATGATACAGCTGCACGTAGCGAGTATGTTTTTGAGGCTAACTTATACGACTATGTAACAGCTAGGAAGAAAGGAATTAAGTGCTTCGGCATATGGGACGAGTTAACCGACCCATCGACCGGCGCATGGGTTAGTGGCGCATCATCGGATGGAACCCATCCAGACCCAGCAGCAGAACAAACAGCCGGTTACAAATTGGCAGATGACTACCTAAATAATAGGTACTATACGCCACTACCAAGGATAGACGATTACACAATTGACAGTGTTATATTGAATCCGAATGGGTGCTTTACAACTGGAACATACGGCGCAGGGCTGCCGAATAATTGGGCCACTAACGGAAATCAAAATACTCAGTCACTGGCAGAAACGTCGCTTGGAATAGGTAACACATGGCAAGTTAACTGGGTTAATAGCCAGTTATTTATTAACTCTAGCCGTTGGAACGTTACCGAGGGCGACACATACCTGTGTGTGATGCGGTTTAGTAATACCATAAACAGCGGCTCGTGTGAGCTTAGTGTTTTTGTGCAATACGATGTTACCGTCAATTCAGTTGACCGCGTATACATGATGAGACAGGCAGCGGTAAGCGTAGACGCAACAACACTTAGTGTTGAGCTTGAAGTTCCTGAAGGTGTCTCAAGCTTGCGATTTGCAATCAGCGCTGACGCTGGCACATTTGATGTAGATATTAATATCGCTCAGGCGCAGATGTTCAACCTGACTCATTACGGGCTTTAATGACAATCACAATAAACCTAGACGCACAATTAATGCACGAGGTATACCTTGATAGGTTAAATTCAGGGTATATCAACGCGTCTGTTTATCCAGGGTTAGAGGAAACGTACCGGCTAATCAGGCTGCTCATCATCGACGGCGGCTTGCCACGCACACCAAAGCAGCTTGAGACTATCGAGAAGCGCATACAACGCATTATCGAGTTGAATTCAGGCTGGGCAGATTACACCAAGGATATGCAAGAGGCGGCATTGTATGAGGTGCGTTACATGCTGCGCAACACTGAGCTAACGCCACCGGCAAAGAATGAGATTCTATCGTTCATCGGTGAGCAAATGATTGTCATGGAGCAGTCAAAGCAGGCTGGTTTCTGGGATGAATTCATTACTGGCAATAACGCTGGAAGAAATCAACGCATTATGTCAATGGTTCGACAGGGCTATTCACGCGCCGAGACAGTCAACCAGGTGCTAAAGAATATACGTGCTGAGTTTGACGGTACACTGAAAACCCGCGCTGAGTCATTGGCCAGAACAGCTTTCACGCATTACGTACAGCAGGCAAGGCGGGCTAACGTATCTGCGCATCCTAAATACTATCAGGAGGCGATATTTGTCGCCGTGTGGGATAACAGGACTAGTTTAATTTGTCGGACTAACTCAAAGAAACGATTTAAGGCTGACGACCCGAAGTTACCGATTCCTCCGTTGCACCCAAACTGCCGCTCAACACTAATCTACGGTCCAGAAGGATTCGAGTTAACCGGCCAACAGGTTGCCATAGGCGGCAAATCAGGACCGGCAGCAAAAGAAGCATTCGAGAAGAAAGAAGCCAGCACGGATGGTAAGCCAAAGTACAGAGGCAAGCGTGACAAAGACGCATTCGACCCGACAACGGTTAGAAGTGACACCAGTCACGAGGCATGGTTACGCAGACAGCCTAGATGGTTTGTTGAATCATCGCTTGGTACCACAAGGGCCAAACTGTTTCTCGATGGCAAATTATCGCTATCCAAATTCACCGATATGACAGGCCGCACAATCACATTAAACGAGCTTGAGCAAGAGGAATCGACAGTATTTAAGCGATTGGGCTTGTAAGTGGTTAGACCAGTGGCTAAAATTGGAGCAAAACAGGTAAAGGTTAATTATGTACATTATCAGCAATGGCATTAGAACAAAGGTAGTGGTGAGCATTGAATCTCACCCAGACTATCCATTCGCAGCGCTCCAAATGTCAGTTGCTGAGGATTGTTTGCAAGGTGAGGACAGGGTTAAGTCCATGACTTACACCTACCTACCGCACCCGTCACAGGTTGACACTGATACAGATGACGCGATTATCCGCTATCGTGAATTTATCGCTGGCGCTGAATTTGATGATTACCCAGCCAAGACACTACGCTCACTGCTTGGCAAGATGCGCATAGATGATACGGCAACAGACATTCCGCTTGATTACCTTGAAGAAGATGCTGACGGCAACGGCTGTTCGATTTACGAGTTGATGGAGGTCGCCGCATCGGATTCACTGGTTGATAACTGGTGTGTCGTGGCTGCTGACTATAACGGATTGGGTGATGTTGACCTAACCGACGTTAGCAAAGAGCAATCAGACGCAGCGAACCCTCGCGCAAAGATTAAAGTCTACTCGCGAAAGAACGTGGTTAACTGGGCATTCGGCAAGCGTAACGGCGTGACGCAGTTGGCGTTTCTCGCATTGCTTGAGCGCGGCACGGAATTCGACGAAGAGACAATGAGTCATGACGACATTGAATCTTACTTGATCCTGGCGCTCGATGACGAAGGCAATTACTACCAGCAGAAAATCATTTACAACAGCAACAAGAAACAGCAGAAGGGTGAACGCTCCTATGTGATGGTTGGTGGCGCACCATTAAAGTATATCCCTGCTGAATTCGTGTCACTTGAGAAAATCAAGGACCATAAGCTGCCGTGCGGCATGGGCTACATTTACCCTGTCTGCTTAAAGACCTTGCACCGCTATCGCGTGTCTGCTGCTTACAAAGAGACTCAGCGTAACTTAGCGCCTACCACCTACACTGAAGGGTGGAAAGAGGGCGATGCTGAGTTATTTAAGCAGTCAAACAATGGCCGTGCATACGTCGCCACAGGTCCAGGTTCAGTAAACAATCTCCCCGATGGCGTGACAGTAGACGTTAAAAGTGCTTCGGCTGAAATGTCGGATTTCCAGTGGTATTTCGAGCACAACAAAAAAGAAATATCAGAGATGGGTGGGGCAGTTAAGTCTGACGTTGACACCATGACAGCGACTGAGGCAGACATTAATGCCAGCGACCAGAATGCTATGCTTGAATCATTGGCGACCAGTATCGAAAGTGCATTTATTCGCGTCATCGAATATTGCATGGTGTTTGAAGGCAGTAGTGGCGAAGTATCCATTGACTTGCCTCGCGACTTTGCGACGCCACGACTGACTGTCGATGAGGTTCGCGTGTTGCGTGAATTGCGCATTGACCGCGAAATCAGCCAGAAAGAATTCATGCGCCAACTTGAGAAAGGTGGGTGGACTAGCGAAGAGATAGACGTAATCGTTGAAGAATTGGAAATGGAAGCCGCAGACGCACCGGTGGCCCGACCAGTTGACAACGTAAACCAATCGGTACAAAATATCCCAGAAGAAGAGACTCCCGTGGAGCCTCAAGAAACATAGGCCGTGCCAATGTCAGAACTAACCAAAGAGCAATACGAGGAATTACCGGATTTCGCAAAAGAGCAATATGTGGAGGACGGTGAAGGTTTTAGCCATAAGGGTATGCTGAAAGTTAAGCAGACCGCGAACGATTTAGACAGCAAGTGGAAGCAAGCGCAGACTCAATTAAGTGAGTTTGAAGCGCAGAAGCTGGAAGCTATCGAAAAGGCTAAAGCGGAAGCTATGGAGAAGGCAAGAACAAAAGGTGATGCTGCCGAAATCGAAAAGCAGTATCAAGAGCAGATTGACGACCTTAAATCCCGCAGCGAATCGCGGATTAATGAGTTAACAGGAAAGCTCGACGAATTGACCGGCCAGATTAAAGCCGGTAAACGAAATGAGTTAGTTTCTGACCTCGCGGCAGAATTGGCAACAGACACAGGCGGTAGAGCGTTTAAGCGCCTTATCTCCGACCGGATTGACGTTAACGCGGAAACCGGAAAAGTAGTTTTTCTTGATGATGAAGGCCGTGCCACATCATTGAGTTTGGAAGAGTTCAAAGCGGAAATCAAACAGGATGCCAGCTTTGCACCATTACTAAAAACCACTGTCGTTACAACCGGCGGCGGGCTTTTAAATGGGCCAGGTAACGGGGGCCGTGCCACCTCAAAGGCCGACATTGGCGGCGACAAGAATAGTCGCGCTGCCTATTTTGCAAGTAAATTTAACTTACCAAATTGAGGTGATTTATGGCTTTATCAGATATGCAGGTATTTAACGAATATATCATGCCTGCCACAATTGAAACTCTGGCACAGATGGTTGATAAGTTTAACCAAGCGTCTGCCGGTGCAATCCGTTTGACTACAGAAGGTTTCGACGGTGACTTCCTGCAAGAATCATTCTTTGCGGCTATTCACTCTGCGCAGCGTCGTGTTGACCGTTACGCGTCTAACTCTTCTGCGTCTGCGACTGACCTGACTCAGTTGAAGCACTCAAGCGTTAAAATCGCTGGCGGCTTTGGCCCGATTCGTTATGAGCCTTCACAGCTTACTTGGTTGCGCCAACCTACCGCACGCGGTATCGAAGTTGCCAGCCGTAACTTTGCTGAAGCTATGATGCAAGACCAGTTAAACACCGCTATTGCGGCACTGGTTGCAGCTATCGAGAATCAGGCATCGGCTACCAATGACGTTTCAGCGACCGCCCCTGTCACCTACTCAGCAATGAACGCTGCTCATGCGCTGTTTGGTGACCACTCAGGCAATCTGGTTTGTCAGATTATGAATGGTGCGACTTACCACAACTTGGTTGGTCAGAACCTGACTAACACGCCTCAGCTGTTCCAAGCGCAAAACGTGCGCGTTGTGGATATCTTAGGCAAGATGGTTGTTGTTACCGATGCGCCAGCACTGACTGTATCGACCACTGACTACAAAGTGCTTTCACTGGTTGAAGGTGCGGCAGTAGTTCATGATGCAGGCGACGTAATCAGCAACATCGAGACCACTAACGGCAACCAGCGCATTGAAACTACAATGCAGGTTGATTACACGTTTGGTCTTGGCTTGAAGGGCTATGCGTGGGATGAAACCAACGGCGGCAAATCTCCGACCGATGCGGAAATTGCAACCGGCACTAACTGGGATAAAGTCGCAACAGACATCAAGCATACTGCTGGGGTGCTTACTGTTGGCGACCAGTCATAAGGTTAGTTAAGATAAAGAAGCCCTGCTTATGCGGGGCTTTTTGTTATGTGAACACATCCTTCTTTTCAGGCGTGTCAAATTCATTCATCCTTTTATTCATGTCAGAGAATGTTTCGTGCAATATTTTATTTATTTCACCCTTTTCTGAGTCTGCATTAAATTCAACCCTTCCAAAAATTGAGCCATCGGAATACTTCCCTTTGTAATTGCAACTCAATGTCATAATAAAAATATTAGTGCGATGGCAGATACTTTCTCCATCAGGCCTCTTTATTGTTACAAGGTGACCTCTACCTCTAGCGCAGAATTTCTCGAATTGTTCAATGGCTGCTATAGCGTTTAATTTAATCATCACTTACCCTCCCAATGTACCAACTAACTAGCGGCGGTAGAGCGTCATCAATCTCAATGTAATGCCACCAGCCATTAAGGGCAAAATAGTGCCGCTTGCCCTTACCAATCTGCTTGACGCGCCTTTCCCAGTACGGAACATCTATTGCCTTCCACGATCCCCCGTTAAGATTTTGCCCATCATCGAAGTTGGACGAGCCGCCCCTCCCGCCGATTGGGCTTATCCACTCACCGCCATAACCGCCACCGTAATTATTTTCGACTACCGCGCCGTTTACTGCTATGTATGTAAACATCACTTAACCCTCACTTTGTAGCCTAGTGTTCTAAAAAACGCCCCTTGAGCAACGGCCTCTGCACATACTTCGCTTTTGAACATCGCGTCAGCGACAGCAAATGCAAAAAAGTAGCGCGATTGAGCTTCGGCGACCTTTATGTTTATTTTTTTCTTTTTGAACATTTTTCTCTTCTTTTCCATTCCCTTCTCCAAATTTGCCTAATTAAATTTCACGCCAAACAGCAATCGTTCGCGGCTGCTTTGATTTGGTTTTCATGTATCGCTTAACTGAAATGCTCCCGCATTTGAAGTTGTAAGAAAAATAATGATTTGGGCCGGTGCTTTTCATTCCTTTTAATTTCATTACCATGCCGTCATCATAGGTTACAACTCCAGAAAACTCAGCGCTACCAGAAAATTCGACGGTGCTTTCAGCGTTAAAAGAGAAGCCCTTTCCTACTTGTGCTACTTGCGACTCAAATTCAATAGGCTCTATAACCTCTGAGCTTAAATTAAAATCAAGCTCCTTGTCGCCAATCGTCACAGTCACGTCCTTTCCAATCATTGTTAATCTCCAAATTTGCCTAAACTCTAGCCATTATAGTAAACTGTACGTAACAAGTGGTCTAACCAGTGAGACAGCTATGAAAGTCATTTACGAGCCTCACCCTGTAACGCCTGAACGCAAGAAAGAGTTACGTGCTCAGGGTTACAAAATCATCGACGCTAAATTCAATCCTAAAGAGGCAGAAGAAGCACCAAAGCCTAAGCGCACGAGACGTAAGAAGGTGGCGAACAATGGCGATTCTGAATAGATTGATTCCCAATGCGTGGGCAGACTTTCTGCTGACCACGCAAAACAAAAACACTGCGCGCTTTGCTGTAGATAATCAGCAATCAAGCTTTGAGGCTAACTTACAGTTCAAGTTCTTTGACGACTGTAGCGGCGCAGATGCGATTGCTGATACTGATATTCTCATCTATCGGTTTACAACTGTTTACCCGCTAAAACTACAGTTGCGCCTGATTAATGGCTGGGCTGGTGGGCGCAAATACATTGTTTACCCGTTCACCGGCAGTGAGGCTATCAGTGGCGGCTCGTGGGCAGATGTAACAAGCACCAAACTTTCACCGATTAACAACGACCTATCTGTTAGCGGTTTGGATTCGCACCCTACAAGCGGTGTGACGATTGAGAAACGCATTGCAACCGCATTCAGCACAACTGCACCCAAGCGCACAGGCACGTCCTACCTTGTGCCAACATCGGGCGGCGGTAGTCGGGCGGCTTCAAGCTACACAGCAAGCGGTAATGCGTCAGGCGTGGCGGCTGGGAATACTTTCTTGCTGGTGTTTACGAATATCAACGGCACGACAGATAGTGAATTTCTTTATCAACTCGAATGGGAGGAGCGGCAGTAATGGCCTTTAATCTGAAAAACCTAGAGCAAATGCCGCGCTCCACAACCGGCAATAATTTCAAATACGTAACCGACGATGACCGCTACACCGTGTCACAGGCTGGTTATTTTGACCTGTCATCGGTAACGCTTAATAATCCTGGTAACGCGACAATTAACTGCCTATGTCCTAATAATAGCTTTGTGGCTATCGTTAGCTCAGATGGTGATTGCTTGGTTAAGCTGGCAGACAGAACCTATCAGTATTTTACCGCTGACACTATCGCAGATGTTACTGCATCGGGCTATTTCGCTGGTAAGAATTATTCATTCGACGCTGACGAGTCTATCAAAGTCCAAGCCTCCGACGGCCCATACGAGGTGCAGTTGGTTGGGGGTGTGGCGAGTGTTGTTAGCACGGGCGGCCTATCCTTTACCAGTTTTAGCAACGCTGTAACCAGAGGCTCAGTAAATGCGGTGGATGCAGGCAGTTCAATTATGTTTGTCGGGGACTCTATCACTGAGGGCGAAACAAGCACGGCGGCATTCAGTAGAATCTACGGCGTTCAGCTCGCTGTAGGCGCTAAGTTAAGGTTTCTAGATGGGTATAATCAGGGCGTTGGCGGCGATACAACCTCTGACATATTGGCGAGAATAACTACCATAGGCGCAAACATTGCTGATGTTGTGTCTTTGCAGGCTGGGACAAACGATGTAAGCGCCAATGAAACTGTTGAGCAATACATTTCAAATATTAAAGAGATTGTAAGAAATTTATTTTACTACGGCGCAGTCGTTGTGGTTATCCACGGCGTGCCTGAGAAGTCAGACTCAGCAACATTTCCATGGACCGATGAGCAAAAGGCGTTAAGGGGTTCATACAATGCAGCTTTGCGCGGACTGGATATTGACGGGGTAATCATTGATGTTGAGTCAGGTGAAAACTTTACAGCGGATGACGACACAACCACAGACGGGACTCATTTAAGTTTGTGGGGTGCGGTTGTTTTAGGCTCTGCTCAAGGTGCTGCAATCCTGAAAGCGGCCAAGAACGCCAACGACCAGCAAGGTCTAATATCCGATAATCTTTTTGTTAATCCGCAATTAACCGGAACATCCGGAACAGACGGCGGCTCTACTAGCGGTAATGTTGCGGACAGTTGGACGGTTGGCAGTAACGTTTCAGGGGCTACTGTAACAGTGTCAAAGGTTTCTAATGCTTTCGGTGATGGCACAGAGTCTCAGGCGGTGACTATATCCGGTAATGTTGGCTCGCAAACGCAGGTTACAAACATGAGGCAGGACATATCAATTACTGGTGTGTCTGGCGATGTTTATGTGGCATTTTGCAGATTTAAAGTTGTGGCTGGTCACAGTGGGCTGTCAAATGTAACTGTGAAAATTGGTAACGACATTTTCGAGACAGTTAACGAGGATCACTACACCGATGAAATACCAGCGGGGCAGGAAATAACAGGAATACTAACATCTATGGTAGTCTCCACACTATCAGGGGGCGAAACCACTATTCAACCACAGTTTGTTTTGCGCACTCATACGGGTGCTACGGATGTTACAGTCTATTTTGATAGTCCGATATGCAGAAAGTTGAATTAACCTAAAGGGGAAGCGTTGCGCGAATATCTGCGTAACCAGGGCATAACAACAGTACGCTACGTGCGTAACGGTAGAGTGAAAATACAATGGCTACGATAACAGTTTCAGAGGTTCGGGATTTTGTGCCTAACAGCCTGTCAGATGCGTCAATTCAAATGATTATTGATGTGGTGGACGAAGCGGACGCATGTATCACGACAGGCGGCTACAGTGACGCACAAGCTAAATTAGCTAAGATGTATGGCGCTGCGGCGATGATTGTGCAGCAGTCAGGCGGGCAACTTTCCAGCCAGTCTAGCTTTACCGGTGACTCGGTATCATTCGACACAAGCAAAGGCTCCGGTAATCAATATCTTGATTTGCTTCAAGGTATGGACGCGGGAGTCTGTGTGTTAACGGCTATTGGTCAGGGTGGTGCGTATCCTTTACAGGTGCAACGCGGATGAGCACAATTATCGGCCAATTCCCACAAGAGACTGTCACCATTTGGCGCAAGTCCACTGTTGACACGTCGTCAAGCCCATACGGTGGCGGCTGGGATGCGCCTGTTACGTTTGACGCTAGGTTTAAGGATGGTGGCGCTATTCGCCGTGATGACGAACAGGAAGAGTTTCAGCCCAATACAACCTATGTGACCAAATACGCCAGTGCACAGAAGGGCGATATGATTGCAGTGGGCGAACATGCAGACTTAACGCCGGTGTCAGGCGCTGAGAAGATTGTTAAGGTGGAAACCGCTACACCTTTAGTTGGCGGCAAAGATTATGTGTTGTTGACCGGCTAATGCCATTCAAACCAGGTAAGTCATACACGGACGCTAACAACAAGCTGGATGCGTGGACCAAAGAGCTACAGGTTAAGGCTAAAGATGCCTGCTACATGACTGCGTGGAAACTTGGCACAGCTTCTGACTACTTTGTGCCGATGGATACGGGCGACTTGATGCAGTCTAAGGAAGTGACCACACCTGTTCGAGAGGGTGGTGTATGGTCTGTCACATTAAGCTATGGCGGCGACCACACGACAGCGTATGCCGGTTGGCTGTACTACAATGATAACTGGTCTCCGCGTGGCCCTGACGCATCCGGTAAGCGTGGCGCACTAACAAACCCTAACGCAAAATCACGCTGGATTGAACACGGATTGCAAAGCATCAACCTAAACGAAGTATTTAGAGAGGAAATGAGCAAATGAGCGCAAGCACGTTACCAGCGGAAGTTGTCCGCACTGCACTAATAGACAATGTGCTTACTGGCTATCATCACGCTATTTTTTGGGATGATTCAGCTTTGCCGTTTACTAATGATAGCGTATCAATCTGTTTGGTTAACGCTACCGGCAGAGAGTCAAACACAGATACCGCCCGTTACCTGATTCAAGTGACGCTGTTTAGTGACGTGTCAGAATTACCCGATGATTGGCTGACTCTGGTAAATGATGCGACAAGTTGCCAAACGTACCTATTTAACAACCTGTCGTATGATAGCGGCACCATGAAAGTAGTCAACACCGCCGAATCAGTTGGCCGACCCATGCGAACAGGCTCAGGCCGTTGGATGGTTAGGTTTTCTGTGAATGTTGAGTGTTAGCCAATGCTGAGAAAAGCGCGTTTACGCAAACGTGCAAACTTCCAGCGACAATAGGCCAGTCGCTTTTTTCGTGCTTGCTCATATCATACCAAGCAATAATGCAGCCTAGGGCAAACTCATTACCGCTAGCTCTGTCGATAAACCTGCACCCATCAAATATTACTGTGTGAAGTTTTGGCCCCAATGAGATGCCAATTAATGGCACATGCTCAGGCGGTAATTGCTCCGACACCAATGTAAATGTTCCGCTCATGTTTCCCTCCCAAAAACCCCACAATACCATAAATATTGCGTCTAGTGGTTTGACCAGTTAGAATGACTATAAATCAACCATGAGGATTAAACCATGTCAGTAGGTGCAGGTATTCACAAACGCGAGTGGACCGGAACGATTGGCGGTACTGCCGTTGTTTTAGTGGAACAATCGCTGTCAATCTCAAATTCACGCGGCGACACTTCAGGCGACACTTCAGGCGAATGGGCAGACGCTCATGCAACGCCGACTCAGAAATCTATCTCTTTCACCGGCAGCGGTGTAACACGAAACAACTCACTGCTAAAGTCAGCCATGCAAACAGGCTCACAGGCTTACGCTGTAGTGCTCACCTGTACTGCTGACGACGCAGGAACAAGCGGCTCAGTGATTAGCGGCGATTTCTTCTTAGACAGCTTTGAAGATTCAGGCTCAGTTGGTGAATTGATGCAGTTCAGTCTTTCAATGTCATCTACTGGCGCGGCTACATTTACCGACCCGGTGGCTTAATATGAGCTATCGCAAAATCAAGCTGACTTGGGGTGAGAATAAAGTCGAGGTTCCTGTGACTATTGATTTAGCGCAGGACATCACCGACGAAATGGGTAGCCCTTTTTTATTGGCTCGCGATATCTTTAAAGGTGAGATTCCTGACTACGCCAAAGGCTCTAAGCTGGTTAGTCTTATCTTGGCTAAAGGCGGCGTTGATGTCGACCCCATGGATATTTGGGATACGCTCAACAGCTTGGATAATACAGCCAAGGTGACAAGTGCATTTAGCGACATTCTGACAGCCCTTTGTCCAACGTGGGAAGGTGAGCAGTCAGACGAGGGAAAGACACAAGCGCAGTAGACCTCAGTGACTTATGGCCTAATCTGCTGCGTGAGTGCGTCGCCTATGGTATGAAGCCTAACGAGTACTGGCAGTGTTCGCCTAAAGATATTTTTACTTACATTGCCATGAACAGGCCGCCAGAAATGGCTGGCATGTTCGAGAAAAAACAGCTTGGCAGAATGGCTAAAAAGTTAGAAGAGTTTGAAAAGGGTTTAGATAATGGCTAACGATATCGCTTTTGATGTAAAGGTTGACGATACCGGTGCCGTATCAGCCGCTCAAAGAGTCAAGCAGGCAAATGAATCAGCCAGCCGTTCGTTTGAACAGATAGACAAATCTGCAAAACAAAGCTCGCTTGCTTTTTACAAAATACGCGAGTCATACAATGCTGCAAGTTATGCTTTGGCTGAGTTTGCTGCCGAACAGGTTTTGGCTGGCAGGTCAATTGATGAAAACGGGAACGTTTTAACCGCTTACGGAGTTAAGGCAAAAGGCCTTACCAATGAGCTGGCATCATTAAAGCTTGCTTTTAATAACGCCTCAGATAGATCTGAAAAAATGGCTGCAATGATGGACTCTTTGACCGGAAGGTCTCAGAAGGCATCTACTGTCATTGCTACGCAAACCACGGTCGCAACAAATCTAGCCGACTCACTAAGCGAGGCGGCTGGCGGCTACTCACTTTTAGGAGAGGGCGCTGACCAGTTAAACGACAAGCTATCGCAAGCAAATAGCACTCTAGCTAATGCTATATCAAGACAAATAAGCCTAGGAAATACTGTTGATGACAACAACCGCGTCATTGATAAGAATGGCAATGAGCTTGTGGAGGCGACAGCGGCATTAAAGCGCTACGCTGAACAAGCCAATTCGGCGAGAGCGAATGTTACCGCTGTAAATACAGCAATGGCAAGGATGTCTGATAGCGCCGATGTTATGTCTGGCAGATTTGTTAAGTTAAGCAAAAACTCAGGCCAAGCCGGCATTCAAATACAGCAATTCGTCGGACAAGTTCAGGCAGGCACTTCACCGCTTCTCGCATTCTCACAACAAGCCGCTGACTTGGGTATCGTGTTGGGCGCCCCATTGGTGGGTGCGATTGTGGGTATCGGTGCGTCTTTAGCTATGGCTTTTGTGCCTAGCATGATGGACTCGTCTGACTCAACAAAAGACTTAGTTGACAAGCTTAAAGAGCTTCAAGAAAACGCAAAGCTTACATCCAATCAACTTGAATTTTTGGCGCAAGTAGAGGCAGAAGAAGGAAGGGAGAAAGATAAAAGCATAGCTAAGATAAAAGAGCTAATTGCAGAGAAGGAGGCGCAAATAGCCACCGAAGAGGCGCTTGCAAGAGCGACATCGGTAGGCTCAAATCAAACAGGCCGTCGCGCAGTCAAAAACAAAGAGTACCAAGCATCTGTAGCCGAATTGCGCAGGGAGCTTGTGCAGCTTCGCGCTGAGCTTGATACGGCTCAAGGAAAGACGGGCGGAGTTACAGACGAACAGCAAGATAGAATAGATGCTGCTAGAGAGTCCGCAAGACGCAGAGTTCAGATATTAACATCAAGCGTAGCTGTAGAGTCAGAGCTACTTAACGCCGCCACGCGCAACAGGGTAGCCGTTGAAACTGGCGCAATGACTGAGCTTGAAGAAGCTCAACGAAACTCTGAGGCAAAAAGGATCGCCTCACTAAAAACTCAAGCGGATGCGAGAGTTTTGCAAATTCAAGATGAGGCAGCAAGGATAAAAGAGTCTGAAGTATTGAGTGGCGAGGAAAAAGCGGCACTTCTTGATAACCTTAGACTTGCAGAGCTTAACGCGATAAATAATTTCGAGGGACAGAAAACAAGCCTCGAGGAGAAAGGTAAAAGGGCAAGGTTACTACTGGCTGAACAGGAAAAGCAAGCAAAACTATCTATGCTTTCTAGCATGTTCGGCAACCTATCAAGCCTGATGAACACCGAAAGCCGTAAGATGTTTGAGATTGGCAAGGCTGCTGCTGTATCTCAAGCCGTTGTTGATGGCTATGCCGCCGTGTCTAAAACCATGGCCGCAACACCATACCCATGGAATATACCGCTTGCTGCTGCACAGTCTGTTGCAAGTTTCGCTCAGGTTAAGGGTATTATGTCCACCAGTTACGGAAGCGCAGGCACTGGGCAATCATACTCAGGCGGACAGGTTGCAACAAATACGACTACGACATCTGCTGGCGCTCAAGCACCAAACCGCACATTTGATATTCGCGGCTTAAACCCTTCTGATATGGTATCAGGGCAGCAAGTGTATGACCTGCTCAAAGCCCTTGCGGGTGATGGGTATGACTTTAACTTTATAGGGGGTTAACATGACACCTGAAAACGAGGCAACAATTCCAGCGCCTAGCGCAAACACTCCGGTTAGTGAAGGCACAGTATCACCGCCTAGCGCCGCAACACCAGTAACGCCAGCACCAATCGACGCGCCATAAGGAGCCGTAATGACTGCG